CTGGGAAGGGTTTAAACAATTTGAAACAATCCCTATACTTGTTAAGATTATTTTGATAGAATTATTTTTACCATCATTTAAGAAAGAGGATAAAAAATGAGCTACACGCATGAGATGAGTCCATATGAGTTACAAGAAGTCTATGAAGAAGCACATTATCATCAGTGTATTAGTGATATTGTGTCTCTTATGTTAGAATATGGAGATGAGCAAGTCTTTGGTGACATCAAAGAAATGCTTTTAAAATTAAAGTGTATTATGCAACCACCTACGGAGATTATAGAAAATGTTTAATAAGAAAAAAACAGTTAAAGAAAATAAAAAGTTTGTGCCTCAATATGTCGTTCATTATGGTGATTGTTATGACGATTTAGATAATAGGAGTTTGACATATAGTTTATGGAGAGTGCAGATATTTGATTCATATGATAAAGCAGTTGAATTTGCAAAAGAGAATAGTAAATATAAACCAACGTACTTATCAAAAGTAGAAAATGTGTTTAAATTTAGCAATGAACCAAAAGTAGAGGTTTTATAAGTGAAGGAATTGATTGAACAGGCAAGAGCCTACGCAGACAAGGATGACTATTTTACAACCCGCAACCTATTAAGGTTATTGTGTAACGAATTGGAGAAAACAATGCAAGCAAAAGTAAGTTTAGAATTTGATTTATGGTTAAATACTAAAGGTATTTTAGTATTTATAGAAGGAAACGATGAACCAATAGCGAATGTTTCGTTAAAAAAACTAATTGAACAAGAATTAAAAACATATAGATTATTGGATGGAAGTATTCCTAATTATCATCAAGAAGATCTAGAAAACATGATTAAATTGTTTACTGATTGCAAAAATCAATTAGAGAAAGAATTAAAGAATGTCAAATAAGTATTATGTCTACGATGAAGATAATATTGCATTAAGATGGTTTTATTGCAAAGCAGACGCTATTAAATTCGTAGATAATAATACTTGGACCATTATATTAAAGAAAAAGCCTAAATTAGATTTATATGCATTATTAGGTGAATCACCATTTTAAATGATTAAGGATAATATGACAGATAATGAATTAAAAGAGATATTAAAACAAGGCGGTATTGGTGAAACATTATATGAGGGTGAAATAGGTAAAACTAATATGCCAACATGGTTTAAATTAGCTGAGGCATTTAAGGATTATTATGATCTCCAAGAATATAATGCCAGAAACTGATCGTGCTGCTACTTACTCACCTGAACAGATGGATTGCGAGCATGTTTCGTGGGATTGCGATAACGTCTCAGGTGAGTTTATTTCTGAATATGAAGGCTACCCCTCAACCGATGACTAAAAATGCCTTGTAGACCCCTTAAAACACGTTTAAACCATATTTGGAGACAGTATGAGATGTAATTGTTGCAATGTTTTACTGACCGACTTCGAGTCAACGAGAAAATCTTTGGTGACGAATGAATATTATGATTTTTGTAATGCTTGTTTTAAAACCATTAAAGATGATTTAGTTTATAAAGAAAGAATTGATTTAATCAGTAATAATGATTTAGATGATTTAGAAGACATTATGTATTTAGATAATTTCTTAATTGATCTAGATGATTACTAAGTAGATAAGTAGTTAAATACATAAGAAGTACTAACTGAGATGTTGCTAAATAGATACTATATAGTATCATAGGAGGAATTTTGTCTAATTTTATTAAACATATCGCATGTGAGAAGTGTGGAAGTTCAGACGCTAATGCCCTTTTTACAGACGGGCATCAGTACTGTTATGGCTGCCAGTCGTATATTAAAGCAGATAATCAAGATAATAATGTCGTAATTAAAAAGAAAGTTAATATGATTGAAATAGCTGGAGAGATTAAGTCGATAATCGACAGAGGCATTACTAAAGATACTTGTCAGCATTATGGTGTACGCATTACAGAAGATAAACAATATTATCCCTATACAGACTGTGAGGGTAGTGTTGTTGCATGTAAAACAAGAAGTGTTGCAGATAAAACTTTTGCTATCTCAGGTGATTGGAAGTCATCTACACTTTTCGGACAACATCTGTTCGCAAAAGGTGGTAAAAACGTCACTGTTCACGAAGGCGAATTAGATGCCCTAGCAGGCTTTCAGATGTCGGGAAGCAAGTACGCACACGTCTCAGTACGAAATGGTGCTCAGGCTGCCTTAAAAGACGTTAAAATGGCTTACGAGTGGCTTAACTCATTCGAGTCCATCATCTTGGACTTTGATGCCGATGAAGTAGGACAGAAAGCAGTTAACGAAGTAGCAGAGCTTCTTGGTAGTAAGTGTAAGATTCTAAAACATGCGGTAGGTATGAAGGACGCATGTGACTATTTAAAGAATCATAAGTCGACTGAGTACATCAAACAATGGTGGGCCTCTGAGCAGTGGACTCCTGACGGCATTATCGCAGGTTCTACACTCTGGGAAGAAGTCAATAAGCCGGTAGAGAAGTCCTCAGCACTATACCCTTGGGCAGGTGTGAATGATTTAACCTATGGTATCCGTCCGGCAGAGCTGGTAACGGTCACAGCAGGTTCAGGGTTAGGTAAATCACAGTTCTTACGTGAGATTCTGTGGCATTTGATTAGCACTACAAAAGACAACATTGGACTTATGTTTATGGAAGAATCGGTGCGTAAGACTGCTAGATCGATTATGTCCATTTATCTTAATAAACCGTTACACTTACCTGACACATTCGTGTCTCCGGAGGAATTAAAAGATGCTTTTGATATTACGTTGGGTACTGACCGGCTTTTTTTATGGGACAATTTTGGGTCTACTGATATTGATAATGTCGTCAACCGTATTCGCTATTTTGCTAAAGCTGCAGATTGTAAGTATGTTTTCTTAGATCATATTTCGATGGTTATCTCAGCACAGGGTCAAGGTGATGAGCGTAAAGCAATTGATGAGTTGATGACCAAGCTTCGCATGTTGGTGCAGGAAACAGGCATTTCATTGATTGCTGTTTCGCACCTGAAGAGGCCCGAGAACAAAGGTCATGAAGAGGGTGCTGCGACTTCACTGTCACAGTTACGAGGTTCAGGATCGATTGCACAACTTAGCGATATTGTGATAGGATTAGTGCGTAATGCTCAGGCAGATGATCCAGTTGAAAGAAACACAACAAAGGTATCTATTCTTAAGAATCGATTTAGTGGTTTAACTTCTCCGCATTGTGCTAGTTTGCTTTACAACAAAGATACTGGTAGAATGTTGGAAACATTGGAGGATTTATGACAGCGAATGAATTAGCAGATTTAATTGAAGATGTATACCCAAGAGGTTTTGTAAAAGATGCTGCTGATTTGTTACGTCAACAACAAGCTGAAATAGAAGCGTTGAAAAACGCAAGAGACTATTGGTGTTTGGCTTACAAAGATGTATTTAATAAATTGGAGACATTAAAAAATGACAGCAAATGAATTAGCAGATGAATTAACAAAACGGTTCAGGGGCGAGGAATATGACAGGCTTGTACATGAAATACCTGATTTGTTACGCCAACAAGCCAAAGAAATAGCAATGCTAAAACAAATTATTGACGCAAACAATTTAAAGTCAGATATTGGACAATTAAAGAAAGCGAGTGACAAATGAGTGAACCCATAGCTTGGACTACAGACAAATTAGATACTAATGAATGGGAAGAAGGAGATTATCAAATTACAGTTACAAAAGAAAAGTGGTCAGAAAAACAAATACCTCTTTACACCCATCCCATTCGTGAACTAACCAATGAGGAAATAGAATCTGCGTGGTTTAAAGTTTTTAAACCCGAATCTGGAATAGGAAAAAATATAACTAATGGAGTTTACGAGTTTGCAAGATTAATTAGAGAAAGCGAGTGAAAAATGAGAACAATTACAGAACATAATAGCCAAGTACATGAAAAAATAAAAATGGAACGTAAAGCAAATGTGCTATGTGACGATTGCAAAGTAGAAATGTTTTACAAAGACGTTAATATGGTTTTGGCTTCTTGTCCACCTAAAAAAACTGTTCAATGTCCACAGTGCCATAAACTTGACTACAAAATTATATAAAGAAAGCGAGTGAAGAATGACAAAAGAAATAGTAAATAGGCTTCAATGTAAAAAATGTGACGATGTTATTGAGTCTAAAACTCGGCATGACTTTGTGTGGTGCAAGTGTAAATCTATTTTTGTTGATGGTGGTAAGGAATACTTTAGGCGTGGTGGTGATCCTAAAGATATGATTGACCTTTCTGTTTATTTAGATGATGAAGAAAGTGAGTGAACAATGAATCAACCAGTAGCGTGGATTAATGTAGAAGAAAAAAAACTAGAGTGGAATGAACCAATGGTATGGAAAACACCAATTACTGTCAAATTAGATAAAATTCCATTGTATACTCGACCAATACGTAAATTAACAGATGAAGAAATATTAAAGATGGCAGCAAATAAGTTTCATTTTTCTGAATATAAACTAGTAATTCAATTCGCAAAAGACATACTAAAGAAAGCTAAAGAATAGATGGCCAAAAGCATCGTACTTGATATTGAAACAAACATGGCACACGATAAGATTTGGTGTTGTGTTACTAAAGATATAGATACTAAATTAATCACTACTTGGTACGAAACTAGCTTCGGGCTGGCAACTTGTTTAAAAGAAGCAGATAAGATTATTATGCACAATGGTATTAGTTTTGATGCTCCTTTACTAAACAAGTTATGGGGCACAAAAATTAAATTAAGCCAGTGCATAGATACTCTTTTATTGTCTAGATTAGCCGATCCAGCAAGAGATGGTGGCCACAGTTTAGAAGTTTGGGGTAATCGATTAGGATTTAATAAGATTGAATTTAGCGATTACGATGCTGGACTTACTGATGAAATGATTACGTATTGCATTCGTGACGTAGAGCTTACAGAGAGGGTATACAATACTCTTCTTAATGATTTAAGCAAGTTAAAGATAACTGAGCAAGCAATAAAGATTGAACATGAAGTACAAGCTATCGTTACTGAACAGGAAAGGAATGGGTTTAAACTTGACATACCTTATGCACAGACGTTGCTCTGCAACATTAAGACAGAAATGTCGCAAATTGAAGAATCGCTACAGGAAATCTTCCCTCCGATCACGACTGAACGGATTTCTGAGAAGACTGGAAAAAGACTCAAAGACAATGTTGAATTTTTTAATGTTGGGTCGAGGCAACAGATTGCGAAGCGTCTTATATCGAAGGGATGGAAGCCTGAAAAGACTACCGATAAGGGCCAGATCATTGTTGATGAAACGACGCTTGAGGATTTGGATATCCCAGAGGCAAAGCCTATTGCGAAGTATTTGATGTTACAAAAGAGAGCAGCACAATTAAACAGTTGGTTAGATAACGTAAAAGAAGATGGGAGAGTACATGGAAGGGTTATTACTATGGGTGCTGTTACTGGTAGAGCTACTCACTCTAGCCCTAATATGGCACAAGTGCCGGCAGTTAGGGCACCATTGGGCAAGGAATTCCGTTCATGTTGGACGGTTGATCAGGGAAATGTGCTCGTTGGCTGTGATTTGTCTGGGATTGAACTTAGGTGCTTTGCTCATTACCTTAATGATAAGGACTATATAAATGAAGTTGTCAACGGTGATGTCCATACAAGAAATCAGAAAGCATTTGGAGTTGAGACGAGAGACCTCGCTAAAACAGTACTCTACGCTACTCTCTACGGTGCTTCTCCAGTCAAAATTGCAAAGATTGTGGGTCTTAGTCCGAAAGAGGGAAAAGCCATTATTGATCGCTTCCAGTCGGAAGTGCCTTCCTATCTTGCACTCAAACAGAAAGTGGAGACATTTTGTGAAAAAGGGTCGCTACCAGGGCTTGGGGGTTATCGACTTCAAATCAGGTCGGCTCATTCAGCACTCAATACGTTATTACAATCAGCCGGAGCTATTATCAGTAAGGTCTGGCTTATACAAATTAAGAAGTTATTGACAGAAGCTAAAGTAAAGTATAAGCTTGTTGCTTGGGTCCACGATGAAGTGCAGATCGAGACACCTGAGCAGTATGGTGACATAGTGGGTGAGCTTTGTGTAAAAGCTGCTGCCCAAGCAGGAGAAATATTACAGTTCCGTTGTTCAGTCGGGGCTGAGTATGGTATAGCAAAAAACTGGGCAGGATCTCATTAATTGTGGTATAATAACAACTCAACTTTAGAAAGGCATTAAATGATTAATTTAAATTTAACAATCCAAGAAATTGAAACAGTTTTAAAACATATTGAACAATCTGCAGTCAGTTTGATTGATAAAATTCGTGGTCAAGCACACCCACAAGTTCAATCACTTGTAACACCAGAAACAGACCCAACAGCAACTCCAGTAGCAACTCTAGTAACTTCAACAACAACTTCAGCAGTAACAAACTAAATTAAACTAAACAGGGAGGTAGTATGAGTACAGGTAAATCAGTATCGATTCAAGCAGATTTGTATTGGGCAGCACTTAAAGAAAAGAACACAATGAGTGGTAAGTATCAAGTTGATTTGTGTAATTTATCTGATAAAGACGTAGAAGCGTTAACAACTCTGGGTTTGAAAGTCAATAATAAACCCAACAAACCTGAACAAGGAAATTACATTACAGCAAAAAGCAATTATGAAATTGTTGCTTATGACGCTGAGGGTAATGAAATTGCTCCGGACTTCCGTATTGCCAATGGTAGCAAAGCAAAAGTAATTGTTAGCTCTTATGCTTTCCCTAAACCCTATGCCGGCTTCGGGGCAAGCATTAAGAAATTAGTAGTTACACAACCAATTGAATATAAGGCCTCACTAGCTGAACTTGAGGACGATATTCTTTAATGCGTGTACTTATCGATGGTGACATTATTTGTTACAGGATTGGTTTTTCTACTCAGGACGAAAGTGAATCCATCGCTATTGCAAGAACTGCAACTTTTGTAGAAACACTGCTTTGGGAGGACTTACAAGCTTTATTTGAAATAAAGTCCTACCAAGGCTACTTAACAGGGAAAACAAATTTTAGAAATGAAATAGCTGTTACTGCTCCTTACAAGGGAAACAGAACATCAGCTAAACCTAAACACTTAGAAATTATTCGTGAATATTTATCTAAGGCTTGGGATTTCATGATCTCTGAAAACGAAGAAGCAGATGATTGTATAGCAATAGACCATGTAGAAAATAAGTTTAAATCAGTAATAGCAAGTATCGACAAAGATTTTATGCAACTTAAAGGTAAACATTGGAACTTTGTCAAAAAAGAAATGACTTACGTATCAGAAGAGCAGTCCTTATTAAACTTTTACTTACAGGTACTCACAGGTGACAGAACAGATAACATCATTGGTCTCAAAGGCGTCGGTCCTGTTAAAGCTAATAAGATCCTCGAATCCTATACAAGTGCAACAGAAATGTATATTGCTTGTGTTGAAGCTTACGGAGGAGCAGAAGAAAGAGTTATTGAAAACGCAAGACTCCTTTACCTTAGAAGGAAAGTAGGAGAAATTTGGCAACCACCAACGAAAGAGATAGATGGAAATTATATTGGACTTAGACAAGCTTCAGGATGCCCCGATTGTAAAGATAACGTGGGTGGATGCACAAACCAGTGCGGGATGGGACAAACCAAAGGTTGACCTTGCAACATGTATTACAGTAGGCTTTTTAGTATCAGAAACAGAGGAAGGTATTTGTGTGGCCGGTACAGTATCAGATGGAATGTGTAACAACACCATGTCAATACCACGTACTTGGATTATTGATCAACAATTAGAGGAATCAGATGAAACCCCAGTCCGCAAAGCAAAAGGGAAGACTTCTACAGCAAAAAGTAAGAGACGGAATATTAAAAAATTATCCGCAACTCGAACCAGATGATGTAAGAAGCACTTCAATGGGTGCTGGTGGTACCGATGTACAGTTAAGTCCTGCAGCAAAAAGATTATTCCCATATGAAATTGAGTGCAAGAATTTAGCTAAAGTTAGTGTATACAAGTTTTATGAGCAAGCAAAGACACATGGTAAAGCTGAACCGTTAGTTGTTGTAAAACAAAATAATAGTAAGCCTCTAGCCATTGTAGATTTAGAACACTTTTTAAACTTAGTAAAGGAAAGTAAATGATAGTAGAAAAGTTAATTGAACATGCTGATGGTTCTGCAACAGTAATTATTGAAATGGATGAAAAAGAAAAGGAAGCACTTATTGAAGAAGGTTTTGTTTCTATGTTAAAGAAAAGCATTGAGCATTTTAAAGAAACATGTCCAGATGCTACTAAATACAAAGAAGAAAACCCTTTAAAGAAACAAAATAAGAGAAAGACTAAGAAAAATGTATAAGTTTATTTTTGAAGAAGATTTAGACAATCAAGATCCTAAATATCCAAGACGTATTGAAATGCAGTTTGAGGACAATACAACTTGGGATGATTTATTACATGGCTTTACTTATTTTTTAAGAGCTAATGGATTTATGTTTCCTAACGATGTTGAAGCAACAATCATTGACAATACCACTGGCGAAGATTTAGGATTAAAAGCTAGATTTTTTAAAGATGAATACTTAACTGAGGAAGATGATGAAGATACTTCTTCTTGATATTGAGTCTTCACCAAACACAGCACACGTTTGGGGTCTCTGGCAGCAGAATGTAGGTATTAAACAGATCATGGAATCCTCTTATGTCCTTTGTTGGGCTGCTAAGTGGTTAGATGATAAAGAAATTATGTTTGATTCTGTACACCAATCTACTGCTAAGACTATGCTAAAGTCTATCCATAAGCTAATCAGCGAAGCAGATGCTGTGGTCCACTACAATGGTACCAAGTTTGACATGCCAACACTCAACAAAGAGTTTTTATTGCATGGTTTAAATCCTCCAGCACCTTACAAGCAAATTGATCTACTCAGAACAATGCGTAGCCAGTTCCGCTTCCCTAGTAATAAGCTAGACTATGTAGCACAACGTCTTGGACTTGGTTCTAAAACAGAACACGAAGGCCATGAATTATGGGTTAAATGTATGAATGGAGATAAAGATGCTTGGAAAAAAATGGAGAAGTATAACAAACAGGATGTCATTCTTTTGGAAATGGTTTATCAACGAGTTCTTCCTTGGATTAAGCTTCATCCTAATCGTAATCTCTTTAGTGATAGACCGTGCTGCCATATTTGTGGTGAAGAAAACCTTAAAAAGCGTGGGACGGCTATTAGTTCAACAGGGACTTACCAACGATACCAATGCGGTAGCTGTGGTTCTTGGTCACAAAGCACAAAATCTACAAAAACTTCAGTAGAAATTAAAGGGGTAGTATAATGCCTTTATGCAATATTCATAATAAAGATTACCACACAATGTGTGTACAATGTGCTTTAGACGATATTAAACCTAAAGATGTAATAAATAAACCTGAGCATTATAATAAAGGTGGTGTAGAATGTATTGACGCTATTACTGAAGCAGTAAAGGGTTTAGTGGGTATAGAGGCCGTGTGCATTGCCAATGTTATTAAGTATCTGTGGCGTTGGAAAACAAAGAATGGCCTTGAAGATTTAAAGAAAGCACAATGGTATTTACAAAGGTTAATAAATGTCGTTGACACTAAATGAAATCTGTGAAAGATTAAAGTCTTTAGGGGAAGTTGATCTCCTAGAGTTGTTAAACATTAACTCGGAGGATATTGTAGAAAGATTTAAAGACATCATTGAAGATAACGCCGACCAATTAGAAAGAGAAATTGAATGAGTAAAGGTAAAATAGATATGGGTGAACCTATCAAAGACGAAATACCAGGATTGCTGGATTTCTTTGCAACAAGTATTGCTTCTGGTGCTATCGCTTCCACTGGTGTACCAGATGCTGGTAATATCGATGATTTTATGGAATACATTGCAGAATTTAGCTACAAAATGGCTAGAGCATTATATTCAGAGAAATATAAAAACCAATTAAAACATTAACCAACAAGGATTTTGAATGAGTACATATGTAATGACACCTTATAACGAGTTTATTTCCAAGAGTCGCTACTCTCGTTATCTTGACGACAAAGGTCGTAGGGAACATTGGAGTGAAACTGTAAAGCGTTACTTTGACTTTATGGAGAAACATTTACAAGCTAACAAAAACTATACATTAACTAAAGAATTACGCAGTGAATTAGAAACAGCAGTAAACAATTTAGAAGTAGTACCATCAATGCGAGCTATTATGACTGCAGGGCCTGCTCTTGAGCGTCAGAATGTAGCAGCATTTAATTGTAGTTACTTACCCATCGATGACCCTAAATCATTTGATGAAGCAATGTACATCCTTCTCTGTGGTACTGGAGTGGGCTTCTCAGTGGAGCAACAGTATGTTAATAAATTACCTGAAGTACCGGATCAGTTGTTTAATAGTTCGACTACTATTGTGGTTTCAGATTCTAAAGAAGGATGGGCTAAATCTCTTAGACAGCTCATTGCTCTTTTGTATTCTGGTGAAATTCCAAAGTTTGACTTGTCAAAAGTACGTCCTTCCGGAGCAAGACTTAAAACATTTGGTGGACGAGCAAGCGGTCCTAAGCCACTTGAAGACTTATTCAAATTCACTATCACCAAGTTCAAACTTTCCGCTGGTCGCCGTTTATCATCGCTGGAATGTCATGACATACTATGTAAAATCGGGGAAGTTGTTGTCGTGGGAGGTGTTAGAAGGTCGGCAATGATTAGCTTGTCTGACTTAGCTGATGACCGTATGGCACATGCTAAGGCCGGTAACTGGTGGGAAGCACAAGCACAAAGAGCACTGGCTAACAACTCCGCAGTATATGAGGAAAAGCCCACAATTGGACAATTCATGCGTGAATGGTCATCTATTTATGAATCACATTCAGGTGAGAGAGGAATTTTTAGTCGATATGCGTCAGCGTTACAAGCGAAGAAGAATGGCAGACGTGATGCCGAGCAAGAGTTTGGAACGAACCCGTGTTCAGAAATTATCTTACGTCCTTACCAGTTCTGTAACCTTAGTTCCTGTATTATTCGTTCTGATGACACTATGGAGTCTCTCAAAACTAAAATCCGTTTGGCAACGATTCTGGGTACCTTCCAAGCCACGTTAACAAACTTCCCATACCTACGTAAGGTCTGGCAACGTAACACCGAAGAAGAGGCGTTATTAGGTGTTTCTATGACTGGTATCTTGGATAATGCTTTATTGAACAATCCTGATGATGTTGAACTACCTGCTAAATTGGAGGCTTTACGTGACATTTCTATTGCAACTAATGCTGAGTTTGCTTCTGCTGTGGGTATTAATCAATCCGTCGCCATTACTGCGATTAAGCCCGAGGGTACGGTCAGTCAGTTATGTTCTACTGCTAGTGGTATTCATCCTCAACATTCTAAATATTATATTCGTACTGTTCGAGGCGATAATAAAGATCCTCTCACACAGTTTATGATCAATGCTGGTTTTGAAGCTGAACCTTGCTTTATGAAACCAGATACAACTACAATATTTAGCTTTCC